CTCCCCCCCCCATTCGCCCGGACGTCCCTGCGCCGGTCGTCGATCTGGCTGTGGGCGTGGGCCACCCAGTAGGCCCGCTCTCGGATGTGCGGAGCACCGATGCCCGCTGCCGCAAACGGCACAAGCCCGAAGGCGTATCCCATTCCTTCCAGGTCAGCTTGTACAAGGTCGAACCATGCGTTAGCGTTACCTGCTGCAACCTGTTCGCCAAAGACATGCTCAGGTCTGCGCTCGCTGATGAGGTGGAAGAAGTGGGGCCATAAGTGCCGCTCGTCAGCAAACCCATCACCTTTGCCTGCCGCGCTGAAAGGCTGGCACGGACAGGAACCGGTCCAGACTGGCTTATCGTCAGGCCATCCGGCGAGGCGCAGGGAATGAGACCAGACTCCAATTCCTGCGAAGAAGTGGCACTGCGTGAATCCTCGCAGATCGTCAGGTGTGACATCTTCAATGCTCCTTTCATCAACTTCGCCAGGGGCGATATGACCGTCGGCGATCAGGTTACGCAGCCACTGTGCAGCGAACGGGTCTATTTCGTTGTAATAAGCTTCTGGCGTCATTCGGCCTCCGTCTTAACAACATCAATGGCGCAGCCGGGCAGCAATTCAACCGCGGCGGTGGCGCACTGATTTCCCCAGTGATGCCAGCCTGGCGCCGCGCTGCGGCTGAACAGCTCAATGCGAGGCACATCACCGTAGAGCATCTCCAGCCTGTGCCGCACTTCCCACGGCTTTTCGCTGTGCGCGCCGAGCGGGCTGTAGACCACCTGCTTAATCCCGGCGTGCTTTCGCTCAAGCCCGGCGCCGCGGGTGGCAATCAGCAGGTCTTCGGTGTTGGCCCGGGTGTGGTTGCCACCGTTCATGCGCGTCTCGGCGTTCAGCAGGTCGAGGAAGTCGTAAAAGTCTGCGACCTCTCCCTCTGCAAGAGCCTTGCTAATGCGCAGCTCGGCCAGTTGATTCAACTTCACCCAGGTAAAGCCCTTCATCGTGCGCACTGTAAAGCCCCAGGCCTCGGCAAGTTCGATAGCCTCCTGGTTATGTGTGCCGGTGTACCACATCGCCAGCACCGCGTTTTCGGCAGCCAGTTCCCACACAGGCAGACGCTTGATGTCGATTAACTTCATGGTGGAGTAGTGATCGGCGGCAGCGCCGTTGCTGATGGTGTTGCCGTAAGACCAAGGCGGATCAGCCATAATTAAGCTGTATTTTTGATTCGGCATCTTCTTACTCCCGTCAGAGAAATTACCCGGTTGAAATCTTCGTAGCTCTCAATATTTCTTGAATAATCGAGCATCCTTTGCGTGCCGTTGGAATAAAATCGACCCGGGTAAATGCCACTCGATGATCTAAACTCCATCGTTTGAATAAGCTTTCCAGTGTTTTTAGTGCTGGCTAATTCTGCTGTAGACATGAACGCGATTTTTTCATCCTCTATCGCAACAAAGGCGTAGAAGTCGCATAAGTTCAAAGAGGTCGCCCTGAAACCACCTTTTCCTGTTCGAGTGCTGAATCGATAGACATTTTTTGACTTTCCGCAATCACGCATCCTAAGAGTCGATCTAACCTGGCCTTTAAGAAGCCTTCCGCCATGCTCAACAACAATGTCGTATGGCAAACCTTGGTCGGACGGAAAGCAAACAAAGCCCTGTTTTGCCAGCTTGAATATCGCGTAATACTCACCGCACTTACCCATCTCAAGTTCACTGACATAATCAGCCGTCATGAATCCTCCCGCTCAGGGTTATTTACATCCCATCCATTCCGCTCGATATTCACCTGTAGGCGCTTATCACCGACCTCTTCGATACTCCGACCGGTAATCTCTGCTACTTCTGCGTTGGTGTAGCGCATGAGTGCAGCCAGTTCTTCTATGCTCCAGACTTTCATCAGTCGCTCCTTACTTGTCCGTAACGACCGCGATAAGTGCGCATCCGGTCATCAATGTAATCAGGCTCTACAGGACCAACTACCAACCATCCCGGCCTGAATGACGCTTCTAAGTTGGCGTACCAGACTTCCTTTTCGTGCAACTCCTGAAGCCTGTCTTCCATGGTTGGCTTCTGGAAATCGTCATTAGCGATAGCTGCAAAGCAACGTGCCAGCACCTCTTCTTTAGTGCCGGATCGCTTTGGTGGGCGCAGATATCCCGCCCCGTGAAGAGGTGATGCCATGATTTAACTCCGTGGTTTTATTTGGTCAGTTTCTGCCAGATGGCTGAAACATATTTGGCTTGGTGGATGGCGTCATCCAGTGCGCTGTGGCGGGTGCCTTCGAATGGCATATCGCGTTTAGGGTCGATGCTGATTACTTTCCCCATCTCCACGACGGTGCGCACATCGCGGTCATTCCACCATTGCCATGGCGCTTGTTGTCCAGTTAACGCGTAACTGTTTCTCAGAATTACACAGTCGAATGAAGCGCCATTACCCCAAACCTGAACAAATCGTGGATTTGAGTGTTTGCCGATGAAATCAGACAGCCACGACAGGGCAGTAGAAAGTTCCTGTGTATCTGTGGTCAATGATTTGCGAGCATCTTCACCCTGATCCATCCACCAAAGGATTGTTGAGGCGTCTGGACGTGCTCTGAATCGCATTGATGATTCAAGAGATACATTCACCTGGAAATCAGCACCTGTTTCTCCGGTGTTGGGATCGAAGAACACGGCACCAATTGAGATAATGGGCGCGTATGGACCATTTCCCATCGTTTCGAGGTCAATCATTAAGTGGTTCATATCAGTCCTTAAAATGGGATGTCGTCGTCAAAATCCATAGGCGGCTCATTGTGCTGTTGTGTCGGTGATGATTGCTGAGGTTTCTGCTGCCTAGGCTTGTCATTACTAGGAGTTCCGCGCGGAGGAAGGTCGATATCTCGTACCAGAATTGTTGGTGTCTGAGCTGCTGAACCATCCTGACGAGTCCACTCTTCAATGACGAACTCGCCTGAAACAGTGACCTTTGCGCCTTTAACTACTGCCACAGAAAGCTTCTCAGCCATCGCGCCAAACATTTTGCAGTTCAGCCATGATGTCTTTTCATTCTCACCAAATCCTGTCTTTGCCGGGATAGAGAATGATGCAATGTGCTTCCCATTTGGTGTGACGCGGAGTACCGCGTCTTTACCAACATTGCCGGAAACGATGATGGTATTAATTGCCATTTATGCCGCCTGAGTTTGTTGTTGAAGTTCTTTCCCGCGAGTCTTGTAGGTTTCCTGTGCTCTCGCTTCGTGCTCTTTCGAGTTGCCGAGCTTAGGCCATACTTCCTTGTAGGCCGCCTGTAGTTCTGCTACCGACTGCGCTAGCGCCGCTTTATCACCAAACTCTTTCAGCGCATCCTCAGCGGACTGTGGAGTGATGTGATGCGCCTCAGCATCAGCATCGATAGCTGTCTGTTCTGTCGGGATGCAGAATGTCTGGAATGCAGCATATTTGTAGGCGATCGACATAGCCTTGTTGGTTGCCTTGTCTCCGCTATCCATTGCTTCGCCGTAGGTTACTATCGTGTGCATGCTACCGTCCTCAGTAGCCACGAAATCGAATTCAGCCTTGACGACGACGTAGAACAAAACGCCTCCTTTCTGCGTTACACGTTCCGTTACGGTTCGTTCTGTAATGCGAGGCAGGATAACCAGACCATGCTTTGCCAGCATCGGGGCCAGCGCGTTATATACCTGGTCGATTCCACGGAATGAAAATCCTTGCTGCCGGTTTTCACGGTCTTTGCTGATTCCAACTTCAGCCATATCCCGGGCTACTGCGCTGATTGCTGCGTAAACTTTTTTCTGCTCCATAATTTCCTCAGAATGGAAGTTCGGAATGGTTGGCCAGGAACTCGCATTTATTCATGCGCTCTTGTTTAGCCATATACAGGCAAAAGTTTTTCTTCGACTTATCGCCTGACTTCCGCCAGTAAAGCGCCTCTGTAACGTGGTACTGACGCTTAATGCGGCTGAGTTCTGGTGTTGTTGCTAAATCAACAGGAATCATGGTCTCTCCTGAAATTTGGTTGTGCGTTTCCCGTCTGCGATAGCCGGACGAGTAGGGGGAATGGTTTTGAATTAGTGCTGGATAGGGTTACCGCGACCGTCGAGGAGGACCTCAATCACGCAGTCACTGAGGCGGATGATTTCTGCGTCAGTGTGCAGGTATACCCATTTTCGCTCCTGAATGACTGCTGAGACACGATAGGTTCGGCCTTCATGCAATGCCATCATGCCGGGCGTGACGCACTGGCGAATGAGCGGGGTAGTGCCGTAATGTCCGATCATGATTTACCCTCCACCTGCTGCAATAACCCGGCAAGTTCCATTTGTCTGCGGTTTAATGTGAATGACTCTCTTGGTCTATTTACAGATGTAAGTCGCCAAACATTTTCTGTGGTTTTTCTGATGGTGTACTGCTTGCCGTTGTGGGTGACTGTCATGAATCCACCTCAAGATGACCTTTTCTACGAAGCCACTCAATCACCTCATCGGCGTTGAGGCGCTCAAGAATGTCGTCGGCATGTCCGGCTGATTCTGCTGAGTCGATGTAGTCATCAAGGTCAATGCTTTCGAAAACCTTCTTATCACCAATGGCTTCTAGTAATTCGTGTATATCTACCGAGTTAATCTCTACGTTAACCTCATCCCACTTACTTCCACTGATGGTGGCACTTTTGCATTTAAATTCGATATCGATAGTCATAATCATCTCCATAACGTTAAATACTGCTTTCATATCTACCCACACTCATTGAATGCGGAGAGATATGAAAAAGCCGCTTGTTAGGCGGCTGATTCTTTAACTTCTACTGATGTATAGAGACTGTCAGCGAAGTAATATCCATTAGGAGTCTTCCACCCCTTGGCGGTTCGCCTTACCTCAACCGGTCCACCCTGAGTGGCGTTTGGTATTTTTCGAGTGAACATTCTCTTCATCGCCTTACCCTCTTGAGCTAATAAAAAGGCCGCCTAAGCGACCTAGTTTCTTGCCATTAAAATTCTTGCTGCATCCATCACTGATTCACATCCAACCAGCGGTTCAGTGAAGGTGTCAGCAACTTCCTGACCTGCCGAGTTAAACGCCTTATCCAGCAACTCATCGCCATTCGAACCACCAAACACAGGACCAAGCGTTAGCTCTGCACCATCAATGCGAATGCTGATACTCAATTTTGGCTTATCATCGTCATCCACATCCTTTGTGATTAAAACCTGCCGTCCATTAGCTTCAAAAAGCTTTGCCCATCTTTCCATCGCCTCACCTCTAAATAAGTGGAGTAGATTTACCGCGTGACTTCTGCACGGCGTGAATTTTGTTTCCGAACGGGTTGGCATCTTTGTACCAGACGCGTTGCTTCTTACGTTCTGCTGCCTCTGCAACTTCTGCGCGACGTTCCAGCTCTTCCCGATACTCAACCAGTGCCGATAAATCCGGTGGGTTGAGAGCGATTTCTACGCGAGATCTGACTTTTCTTGTCAGCGAGAGAACAGGGCGGTTATTTGGTTTGGCACTTACCCCAACTAACAGGGGATTTGCAGCTTTCCATTCGGCCTGTTTCTCTGCGCGACGTTCGCGGCGGCGTGCTTGTGCATCCATTGTGGTTCTCCTGTCAGTTAGCTTTGGTGCAAGCGCCGGTGACTATTTCAATCACCGGATTTCAAGTCGCTTCTCAGTCCGGCCCGTATGTTGCTAGGCCTAAGCTCCACGACACGCTTGCCCAAAGCTTTCTGCTTTGAATGCTGCCCTTTTTCAGGGCCAAATTTTTAAGAGCTTCACCGTCCTGGTGAGTTGATACACTCTCGCAGTGTCCGCGCTCATGCCTTTGAGGTGCTGTCGCTTCATCGCCGCTAATAACCGGTACGCGTTTGGCTTTCGCGCTGCTTTACCGGAGCTAGTTTTGATATAAGAACCTTGACCCATCGCTACACAGGCTCGCTCAATGGCGACTCAGGGCAGCATCACGACTGCTGCATTGCCTTTCGGCTGCGGTCTAACCGCTTTACTTCAGCATGACCAACCTCCTTAGTGAGTAGTGCGTCCTGCTGATGGGTCTAATAATCACCGCAAGTGGTAATTAAGTCAACACCGCAAGAGATAAAATATTACCGCAAATGATTAAGTCGCTGATATTTGTGTGTATTTATTTTTTCACTAGTGGTGGTATGCTCATAAAAACATCAAAGAGGGTATGGTTATGGGATTGGGAATGGATATGTCACGTGATGAACTGCTGGAAGATCGCGCAGCTTTCATCGCTGGCGAGATTGGCGGGGCGGTTGTTGAGTTGATTATCGGTGGGGTAGCGATAGAGCGCGACGCCATTGTCGAACGACTGGAGGCGAAGAGAAAAACCGTGGGCAATATGATTCACAAAGGTGTGCTGCGGGATGCTGCGGAGTTCGTGAGGAAAGGGCAGTAAAAACCCGGCGCGGTGTCCGGGTTACTTTATAAAGTATTTAGAAAAAACGGCTATAAGCACAGTAATGACAAGAGCTATAACAATTTTCCATGTTTGACCATTAAGCTCTTTGTGTAAATCTTCTTTCGTGCACATTGTGGCTTTGATAACAGCTAGATCAGTGCTGATAGAAGCTATTTTCTCTTCCAATTTTTCTACACGCTTTAGCATGTCATCACCTCCGCCATTGCCACCGCCATGTGCCGAGTATGCATCATCGGCTAATTGGTGTCCAATTGGGCGAGAGATATCTTGGTTTGGGTGTAGCTGGGTGACGGTATTATTGGTACTCATTGCGGACCACTCCAGCACGCTTAATATCGAAAAAAGAGCTCTTCACATCAATGATTTCTTTTGTTTCTGGATTAACCAGTGACGCTCTAACTTCAAATATTCCAGGATTAATAATTTCAACCTTAGGAAACGTTGTTTTCATGGATGCCGACACAACTGTTTCTCCATCACCGGCTTCTGCAACGGTGAAAAACATATGGTTGGAAAATTTATTTGTGTCAATTGGAATTGGTGTCTCGTTGTCATTGAATACTTCGATTCCAACGGAGTATTTCTTGGATGCTTTAAGGCCGATAAAAAAATACCAAATGACAGATCCACTTCGTATGAGTCTTTTGCCATCTCATAGATGAGTACCGGAGTTACTGAACTGCTACCATCTACTGCGAGCGGGATAACATAAGAAATACGTTCTTTAATCATTTGCATATCACCCAAACGTTTCTTCAGGCCACTGTGAAGCCACAACCTTTCCAACAATGCGACAATGCTCGTTGCAAGGTATCAGACCGAATTGTGGATTTAGCGGCTGTAGATAACTAACCCCGCCATCACGTATCAGTTTCTTAAACGTGAACTCGTCGCCGTTCAGTCGAGCAATGCAGAAGTCTCCGGGGTCAACTGGCTCCTCTGGGTCTATCAGGATGAGCATACCATCCGGGAAGCTTGGTCGAGATCCAGCAGGAGCCGTCATGGAGTGACCATCAACCTCTAACCAGAAAGCGTTATCACTGGCTTTTTTCGTCGTGCTAACCCATTTCTCCGCATCACGTTCTGTGAATGAACGGAACTCCGGAGTGAACATACCAGCCTGGACATGTGAGAAAACCGGATATTCATAGTCATTACTGATGCCCGGCTCTGATGCCACAGATCTGTACATCTCTTCAATTTCTTTCGCTATTGAAGGGCTGAATTCTCTCACGTTCACCTGCAATACCCGCGCGAGCGCGGCGGCATTACTTGCGTTTAGCGCGTTCACGCCATTAAGAAGCGAGGCAATAGCTGACTGTCCGACATTCAATGAGTCGGCGATAGATTCCTGAGAGAGCCTCAAAATTGACTTTTTGCTCTCGTAAATTGCCTTCAGACGCCTGGCATCCTCAAGCTGTTCTTCTGTTAACGGTTTCTTTTTTATGCTCATAGTTGAAATTTAACACCGTAAGGGATAATTTACTAACACCGCATGTGTTGACATAATTACCTCCTGCGGTGATAATGAATCTATGCACTAAGGAGGTCGTATGGATCAGCGCATAAAACTTAAAGAATACGCACAACGATTCGGGCAAACCAAAGCCGCTCAAGACTTAGGGGTTTACCAGAGCGCCATCTTCAAGGCGTTGACGGCTAAGCGAGACATTACAGTAATCGTACATGCTGATGGCTCCGTTTCCGCTGAAGAATTGAAGCCGTTCCCGAGTACCCGCCGCGAAAATAACGCAGCCTAAGCAACACCCGCTCTTATCACATCTCAGCCCTGAAAAAGGGCGATTCAAAACAACAAGTCTTTATGGCTATGCGTGTCTGCGCATGGCCTTTAACCATTTTTTACACCAAAGGAATTATCACAGATGGAAAACTCAATTAACCGCAACAAGGTCAATGCCCGTCGCATTGAATCCTGGTTGCTTAACCGTATCGCCATGAAAGGTGGCAACAACGTAGCTAAAGAGATCGGCGTCGATAAAGCGCAGATAACCCGCTGGAAAGAAAGCTGGCTGCCGAAGATGGCAATGCTGTTGGCTGTTCTGGAATGGGGTGTCGTTGATGACGATATGGCGCGGCTGGCAAGAGAAGTTGCTGCGGTGCTTACAAAGAAAAATCGCCCGGCGGCAACCGAGCGATCTGAACAGATAAATATGGATTTCTAACAGGAGTCATTTTAATGGCTAAACGCAAAAAGTACCAGGAAAAAGAAGAGATTCGACACCCTGATTCACCAGATGGTTTTGTCGTTGCCGCTTCTAAAAATAAGGCATTCGCTGAGCGTCTTGTTGGCGTTATTCGTATCGCAATGGCTAAGGCAGGGGTGAAGCATGGGCGTCGTTAAGCAATTAGCAGACTACAGGCCATCACTGGAGGCCGTGGAGCGTCAGGTGGCAGATCTCGATGATGGTTACGCCAGATTATCAAACATGCTCCTTGAGGCTTATTCAGGCGCAGATCTGACCAAGCGACATTTCAAAGTGCTGCTTGCCATTCTGCGAAAAACCTACGGTTGGAATAAGCCAATGGACAGAATAAGCGATTCGCAACTTAGCGAGATAACAAAGTTGCCAGTCAAGCGGTGTAATGAGGCCAAGTTAGAACTCGTCAGAATGAATGTTATCAAGCAGCAAGGCGGCATGTTCGGACCTAATAAAAACATATCAGAATGGTGCATCCCTCAAATTGAGGGGAAGTCCCCTAAAACGAGGGATAAAACATCCCTCAAAATGAGGGAGTCGCATCCCTCAAAACAGGGGGACACAAAAGACACTATTCAAAAGAAAGAAAAACAAGACCCCCCTAAATCCCCCGAGGGGGAAAACATGCTCGCTCAGGAAGTGATGGATTACTTCAACGAGCTGACAAAAAGCCGCTGCTCAAAACTGGCGCCATTTGAAAAAGTTCTCTCCACCGTGAAAAGCAAAGGTGAGTGCTACACAGTTGACGAACTGAAGCTGGTTATCAGATGGGCTCATGTGAACTGGAAGCACAGCATCAAACCGGAGAACGTTTGTCGCATGACACGCTTCGATGGCTACCTGTCAGACGCTTTGCTTTGGGCTGATGAGCAAGGCAGCAACCCGGCAGCATGCCCCCACAACGAAATAATATCTCTCTGGAATGACAAGTTCCCGGCTAAAGCGGTTTCTCAGCATGAGTGGAATCGTCGCCGACCTGCCTACCGAGATCTTGAGGCGGTATGGAATGGCAAGACAAGCCAGGGCAACTGGAGAGAACTGAAACATATGAGCAGGGCATTCGACCTGATCGGCAAGTCATCACTGTTCACAAACAAGCATGGTGAATCCTGGCTAACGCTGGACTGGATACTCAATCCGAAGAACTGGGGATCAGTCTACGAACAAGCCATCAACGAACACCGCCAGCGTAATGGAGTTACTGCATGAGCCGTTTTATCGATCTCTACGCTGAGAAGTCAGTCATCGGTGGAATCATGCTGGCAGCCAGCAAGCCGGAAGGTGCTGACTCAGCTACAGATGCCATCGAGGGAATGGGTGAGGAACATTTCACCGTAAGGCCTCACAAGCTGATTCTTGGCGCCTACAAGCGACTTAACGAAGCAGGAACACCAATTGACCTTCTGACGCTTACCGATGAGCTTGAGCGCACTGGTAATCTGGCAGAAGCTGGAGGATTTGCCTACCTGGCTGAATGCAGCAAAGACACGCCGTCATACGCCAACCTGTCAGCCTACTGCGAGAAGCTTCGTGAACTCGCTACCGGGCGCCGGATGACGCTTATCCTGCAGGCCAGTATCCAGAAACTTTCCGAGCCAACCTCTGACTCACTGAGCGACATCATCGGCGCCATTCAGGCTGACGTGTCAGGGATTGAGTGCCATGACGAAAGCGGCACTGAGCACATCACCACCGGGATCGACATGTCTCTTGAGACTATCCAGTCAATCCTCAGTGGCGATATCTGGAAGCATAAAACCGAGCTGGGAATGGCAACCATCGATAATGCGTTCGGAGGATTCAACAACACGGATTTCATTGTGGTTGGTGGGCGCCCAGGCATGGGAAAAACTATGTTCAGCACCACAGTAACCGAGACAGTTGGCCTGAAAAACAAAAAGCCCGTCCTGTTCTTCAGTCTGGAAATGCCGGTTGATCAGATATCAGAACGTGTCGCATTTCACCGGGCTAGGGTCAGCAAAGAGGACCTTCTTAGCAACAAGGCTGGCGTGATGGATGGCGCGTGGGGGAAGGTTGGTCACTGCATGAAGGACTTCATCGACTCGCCAATCTACATCAATGACAAAAGCTCTCTCAGTGTCCATCAGGTACGCGCTGAGGCGCGGCGCATGCACAAGAAGCTTGGTGGTCTAGGTGTGATTATCGTCGATTATCTCCAGAAAATGCGCATGTCAGATCCGGAGAACATGAACCGCAGCGTTGGTGAAATTGCTACTGGCCTGAAGAACCTGGCCAAGGAGTTGCGATGCCCTGTAATCGCTTTGGCGCAGCTAAATCGAAAGGTAGAGGAACGGGCAAACAAGCGACCTACTGCGGCAGACCTCCGTGAATCAGGGGTAATTGAGCAGGAAGCAGATGTGATTTTCATGGTGTACCGTGATGAGAAATACAACCCGACTACCGAACTGAAAGGCATTACGGAAATTATCTGTGTTAAATCTCGCCACGCTCCCGGCGCCGAAAAAACCTACCACTTCAGCAGCCGCTACTCCGGTCTGGATCCGGTTGCATTCACGCACAACGAACAACAGGAAATCGACAATGACTATGAGTGCTAATAGGGATGACAAAAAGGCCATGGAAAGAGCTAAAAATTATTTATATCGGATATCTGCTGAGCTATCCCTAGCTTCAGGAAAAGACCCGGACGATCAGATGAGGATTGATAGCGCCAGGCGTATGGCTGCTGACAATGCGTTGAGACTCGAAGAGCATTTAAGGGGATTCTGATGAACGCTAAAGACAAAATCATTACTTACCTTGAAACACACAAGCCGGCATCAAAGAAAGAACTCATCGCAGTAACCAAGTTACCAGTTAACCGCATCAATCAGGTTGTGCGCGACCTCCTAGAATCAGGCCAGTTAGAAATCCACAGCGTCACTAACAAGGTTAATCACTACCGGCTTACTGATTTACATAATCAGCGCGTGAAAGCTGTTCTGGATTATTTCGAAGACGGAAGCAGCTCAACGTCTGGCGAGGTTTCTGACATTACTGGTCTGGACAAAACAACGGTCACACAGATTTTGATTTCGCTGAATAAGCAGGGCGAATTGCACAGGGAATGGCATGGTCAGCGCAAGTTGTGGGTATACAGCAAGTCAGCACCGTTTGTCTTCGGATGCGCCAATCACCTGACTGCATTCATAAACAATGCACTGAGAGAGGCCAGGTCGTCATGACTGAACCTTACATAGCAGAGCTATCTGCAAGCGTGGCCGTGATAGTAGGCATTTTTTATGCAATACGCAAAAACATCGATTAACAGGCTCGCAATGCGGGCCTTTTTTATGAGGGTAGGGTTATGACTAGCAGAGAAAGATTTGAAGCTTGGTGGGAGCAAGAAAAATATGATGACAAACTCAACTGCATCACTGGAATTATGTTTAATCGCATAAAAGCGAATATGTTTCTTTCATGGCAAGCATCAGAAGAAGCTATGGCAGTACAGCTCGCTAACGCCGAGAGCAAGTGCAGGGAGCTGGCAGCGGAGAATGCGGGGCTGAAGTCGACATGTGATGATCGTCGCACGTTCATCATGAACGGTGTGAAACTTGGTTATATCAAAGTTCCGACAGTGGAAACCGACCCTGCACTCGAAACCATTCGCGTTGCGGTATCACCACAAGAACCAACCCCAGCCACCGACGCTTTCATGGCTGAAGTGCGGGCCAGAGAACTTGATAGTTTAGCTGGCGTTGCTGAAACAATGTTGGTCAAGTTCTCTAATCAGCAGTGCTTATCTGATATGCATGAGGTTGTTGGCTGGAAAATGGTTCTACAGCAGGTCAGTAATCGCGCCGCCCAACTTCGCAAAGGATCCGCGCTATGAGCAAGTACCGTAAAGGAGCGGTTTATCTTCGTAAAATGAAAGCTGGCGATAAGTCTGATGATTTCCGCACCTACATGCGAATGGCACTTTTCAGTGACAAAGAGGCCTGGAAACACCCTGAGAAGATTAAGCCAGTCGTGCTTGTTCAGCACGGTGTGAAACGTGTCGTAAGCGTCTTTATGAATATGGACGATGCTACCGGCTGCCTGTTTAGTGGATCGCTTGAAAAGCGCCGCCGCAACTCCCGGCACAATCCTCGCCGTGGTGTGCGTTACACCAAAGGCGACCTCAAGAAAGCATTTCGTAAATGGGCGTTCAAGCACAAGCAGGAGGCAGCCCAATGAGCAACATCGACAAACGTGCGCTTCGTGAAGTGGCGGAGAAGGCTACGCCGGGGAATTGGCGCCGCACCTCATCACTGTTCAATGGCATCACGGTAACGCCATTTTCTCTTTGCGGTGAAGAAGTGACGTTGGCCCATACTGTTGAGAAACGTGACGCGGAATTTATCGCCGCAGCCAACCCCGCCACCATGCTGGCGCTGCTTGACGAGAATATTCAACTCCAGCGGGGAAAAGACGCGCTCGAAGCCGTGGCGCTAGCGCTGCGTGATGATATGCGACAGGCGCGGGAGCAACTGGAAGCCGCAGAACGCCGCATGGCAGAACAAAGCGCGATTGTAGCTGCTGCTGAAAAACTGGTTCGCTGCAAAGGTCGTTATCACAGCGAACTGAATTACCGGGCGCTGGCAAAATTATTTGGCGTCAATACGCCGGATTTACCACCACTTGAACATGAAAACGTTCACTACGCCGACGCCGCCGAGATGGAAATTGCCGCACTTCGCCAGCGGATTAATGAACTGGAGGCGCGGACGGTGAAGCTGCCCGAATATCGCAATTCACCGGACATGCACACAAAACAGTTTTATGAGGCTATCGGATTTAATCAGGGGCTTGATGTTTTCATAGAAGCACTCCGCGCCGCTGGCATTGGCGTGAAGGGGGGGGTGAGCATGACTGTAGCACTAAGAGATAAACGTCGCAGTGGGCAACGCATCCCAGGACTCGGAATGTCAAATGGGACATGGTTCGCGGTGCTGGATATTCCAGGAATGGAAAAACTTGTTAACCAGCAACATACCAATGACCCGCTCAATGTTACCCCAGCCAAAGCGAAAAAGATGGCTGACATCGTAGAAACATGGACACCACCTGAAGGATGGTCCGGCGACATGGCTGAAAAAATGAAGGGTTATATCGTCGAATTTCTTCGCGCTTGCAACGGATTCAGGAGTCACTAACCATGACAACTAACAACCACCCGGCGCATGGTCCTGTATCACTCGATCGCCTGCACCAGATAAGCGAAATACTCAGCAAAGCATCAGCACAAAGCGACGGTGGTAATCTCGGCTACGCAATGGCTGATGCTGTGAAGATGATTGATGAAGTTCTGGAGCGCCGTAAGGCTGATACTGATAGGCTACAAGAGAGCGCGTATAAGGCTGGGCTGACTGCTGGCTGGAATTTCGGCATTGAGCATAACAGCACAGGTTTTAGCAAATGCCTGGCGGCGCATGAGTACACCGCCCCGCCAGCGCCGGTAGTGCCGGATGCAATTAAGCCTGACTACGAGGTTATAAAAGCCATTCTCCCAACGGCGAATCCGGATGAATACGCATGCTGCGTTGCCGCTGATATGTGGAACGCCTGCCGCGCCGCCATGCTTCAGGGAGGTAAATCATGATCCGTCATTACGGACTCACCGAAAAAGAAGCCGCAAATTCGTTTACTGACGACGAGCTGGAGATGATGGCTGCCAGTGGCAACAATCCTCAATCCAACGTTTGCAAAGAGGTTCTGGCGCTGCGTGCGGTACTTCAGCCGTTCGTTAGTGCCGAACAACTCATCAAGCACTCATCAAGCAATCAGGACAGTGACGGCAAGGCTCTGGTCGAGAAAATCAAACAATCATCAAACAAGTGCCCTAAGTGTGGCGGTCGCGGTAATTATTGGTGCCCGCAAATGTGCGGTCCCGTTGACTGTGAATGCACACTCGAACCTGTAAGTAATCATGATGAGTTGCCATACGCGCAGGTTAAGGCAGTCGCTGACCTGTACGCCCTGTGCTGGCAGTCTGGAGAAGTAGTTACTTATACGCCTGACCCAGAAAAGGCGACCATCTGGCTAAATAACTACTCGGGAACTTGCGTTCAGGAATACGTGAAGCTTGAACGACTGCAAGAAGCGCTGGCAGGCAACCCTCCGGTAATTCCGGATGGTTGGAAACTGGTTCCGGTCGAGCCGAACGGCGACATGCTGGCGGCGGCTCAAGATGCATACGGCGAAACTGATGGCGATATCGCAAGCACGCTCCGCGCCGCCATCGCAGCCGCCCCGCAGGAGGTGAAAGGTGAGTAACTTACGCGATGAAATACGAACCTTCGACCTTGACCAGTTGCGCTCTCTTCGCGAGTTCTTGGGCGACCTCATAGCCAGAAAGGAGAATGAGACACGTCGCACGGTATGGCGAGTCTGCTCTGACGGTATCTGCCTCGGCAATTTCAGGGAAGATGAATACCTCAAGGCAGTAGCGTTTCTCGCGGAGAAGGCTGCCGAAATTGACGCAGACCCGACATCAGACAGGCGGGACAGGCGTATGGAGATCTTATCTCATCGGGTTATCGAGTCTGAATATGAGGGATGGTTTGATGCCTAAATCCCCAGCAGAACGCAAAGCCGCGCAGGAGGTAATTATTGCAAATCGACCTGGTTAAACACCCGGGCGGCGTATTCTCTTCAGCAAACGAAACAGACCTCGAACGACTCCAGCGATTCAAAAACGGCGAAACCTACGTAGCCGAAATCAAGCTCACACGAAACCCCGCGCATCATCGCAAAGCCTTTGCATTCTTCCAGTTCTGTTATGACCACTGGACATCAGAGAACACTGGTTACGAATGCTCAGATGAACACACGCAGAAAGAAGAGTTCCGGAAGAATTTAACCATTCTCGCCGGATTCTATGACGTGGTTACGACGATACGCGGGGAAACAAAGGTGAGAGCTAAAAGTCTGGCATTCGCCAGCATGGATCAGGAAGAGTTCGAGCGCTGTTATTCATCGCTGATTAACGCCGCCATAAAACACGTATTCGCCGGGACAACCGACCCGGCAATACTCAACCGATTACAGTCATTCTTCTGAGGATGCTCAGTTGACTCGATGTGACAGATGTGGAGAACGAAAAGACGATAACCGGTTCAGGCCAGGGCAACCCTACTGGCACAAATGGTGTATCCGATGCGAGCGCTCTCCGGTAGGTGATTTTCCGCTACCTCAAACCAAGGAGGACGTATGGCACGAAGAAGCGCAACTCAAATCGCAATAGACCATCTGATATTCACCCCCTACCAAACGAAGTCGAAACAAATCCAAGCCGATCCCCACGGCATCCGAAGTAAAAAAGCTACGACCCAACATATCCACTTATAGCCAAACGCTGGTTACGCGTTAAGGCGAGGAGGAAAACTTCGTGAATGTTTATGAAAAAATAGACGGTTCAAACTGGAGAAACATATGGGTAGTTGGCGATCTGCATGGTTGCTACACCAATCTGATGAACCGGCTTGATGAGCTGAAATTCGACACGGCGAAAGACCTGCTGATCTCCGTTGGTGATTTGGTAGACCGTGGCGCTGAAAACGTCGAATGCCTTGAGCTAATCATGATGCCATGGTTCCGCGCTGTACGTGGCAATCACGAGCAGATGATGATCGACGGCCTGTCGGAGTATGGCAATGTCAATCACTGGCTAATGAATGGTGGTGGTTGGTTCTTCAACCTTGACTATGACAAGGAGGTGCTGGCGAAAGCGCTGGTACATAAAGCCGCCGAGTTGCCACTAGTAATCGAACTGACTACCGATGATAAGAAAGTAGTCGTCTGCCATGCCGACTACCCTTCCGGAGTTTATGAGTTCGGCAAGGATATTGATGCTGAGCAGGTAATCTGGAACAGGGAGCGGATCGCCAATTCTCAGGATGGGAATCACCACGAAATAACCGGCGCTGATCTGTTTATCTTCGGTCACACTCCAGCCCGCCAGCCACTGAAGTACGCCAACCAGATGTACATCGACACTGGCGCAGTTTTCTGCGGAAACCTAACGCTGGTTCAGGTTCAGGGAGAAAGTAATGGCTAAGCAACCGAGGCGACGGTGCAAAATATGCCGTGAGTGGTTTTACCACCGATTCCAAAACGAATGGTGGTGTTGCCCGGAACATGGTGCTGAATACGGAATAATGCTCAGAGAAAAGGAAAAAGTTAAGAAGGAGCAGCAGAGAAAGAAAGAAGCCCAGCAAGAAAGAAGAAACCTGAAAATCCGCAAGTTAGCCCTCAAGCCAGATAGTTACTTCAAAGCCCAAGCCCAGCAAGCCTTCAACAAGTTCATTCGTCTTCGTGACCATGACCAGCCATGCATCAGCTGTGGAGAAACAAATCCGCCAGACCTGCACGGCGGACAGTGGGATTGTGGGCACTTTAAGACAGTTGGCGGTTTCCCTGAACTGCGGTTTGAAGAGCGCAATGCTTACCGGCAATGCAAATCATGTAACGCCGGATCCGCAAAACACGGAGCAAAGGCCGCAACGGTAGCCCAGCAATATGAGGCAACTCTGGTTGAGAGATTTGGACAGGAGTTGGTTGACTGGCTGAATGGCCCGCATGAAATGACCAGATACCGGCGAGAAGACTTCATCCGGATCCGCGATGAGTACCGGCGCAAATGCCGTGAGATGGAAAAGAAACTGGAGGACGCATGACATTCGAATCCTACTTTGCTGATCACCTTCGACTGCGCTGGACACGGTTACGCATCTATCGCCGACCGGGATCATTTGCCACTGACTATCGGATATTACGCAATTACATCAGTCGCTATAAAACATCAGGAGCAGAAGCATGAACCTAGAAAACACAGTGAAATATCACTTTGCGAAGTCAACGATGATTAGCGACTCTCCCCGCGCCACGGCGTCAGACTCTTTGACCGGAACTGACATCATGGCGGCGATTGGCATGACACAAACACGCGCCGCTCTCGGGTTTAGCGCTTTCCTCGGCAAGATGGATATCAGCGACTATGACCGCGACCGGGCGATCGGACTTTTAACTCAATATGCAATGGAGCAGTGCGATAAGGTTGCAGCCTTACGCAAGCTCGAGACAGATATTAAGATGAAAGTGATGCAAGTACTCGCAACGTTCGCATTTGCTGACTACGCACGCAGCGCCGCCAGCACCAGAACGTGCGACTGCTGCCAGGGTAATAAATTCGTCGAAGCGCAGGTGATGACGATGAAGCATATCGGCAGACCTAATCTGGAGGAAAGGCGAGAGACGGTTAAGGTGCTTTGCCACAAATGCAAAGGGAAAGGTGTGCTGACCAATGCATGCCAGTGCAATGGAAAGGGTGTGGTTCTCGACAAAGAGAAAACTATTCTACAAGGCGGCGTGCCAGTCTATAAAACGTGCAGCCGGTGTAATGGGCGCGGGTATGCCAGATTGCTACCAGATAGCGTCCGTAAATACATCTGCGCTACGGTGATGGATATACCTGAAACCACGTGGCGAAGGTCTTACAAGGATTTCTTTGAAAGCCTGGTTGGTGAGTGCATTAAACAGGAGGAGTACGCAAACCGGATGTTGAACAAAGTCACACAGTAGTGAATATTTTCTACGAAATAGGATTTATCTAGAAAATTACACTTTACAAAGTGGCGATTTTTGTTTAACCTGAACTCAATGATGGATTACTGCATTCATTCAAGCGCCCTGAGTTAATAGCTCGGGGCTTTTTTGTTTCTGCACAACAGGTAAGATCATTGGACATTAGCGGGCTGTTCCACCCTATCTGATGTCGAGCCAAGCCAGTGATCTTTCCGTTGTGGTGAATGCGCAGGCTGATGCGATATGACCTGTACTGGCGCAGCGACGAGTTGCAAGGGTCACTAGGCGTGATAATGACCAGACGAAGCACTAACCAAGCCGGAGATCAGCACCGGCCACCACACACCAAATTCCTACCAGGACCATAAGAGCGAAAGCTCAACGCACTACCCTCATCTTGCCAGCCGCGCCGCTGGCTTTTTTTTCGCGCTTCGCATGCGCCCCCCAATAACGTCGAACCGATCACTTTGAAATGAGCCTTTGAGGAAGTCAGTTAGTGCTGGCGAGCCTCGACGGGCTGATTTCCTATGCGACAAAGGTTCATCTCAAAGAAGGTCAACGCCATGTTAAAAGATCCTTCCAAGGAAGAAATTGAAAAATACTTTTTTTGCGACCCAATCGCTGGGAGCATTGTCCGGATAGCTAACGCAAGCACCGCTAAGGCCGGGGAAAACCCAATTTATGTTAACAATTGTGGTTACCACATTCTCAGCGCGCTGGGTCAGAGGATTGGTTTACACCGAATAGTCTGGATTGTAGCGAAAGGCTCTATCCCTGAAGGTATGGAAATTGACCATATCAATGGCGACAAGAGCGACAACAGAATAACCAACCTGCGCCTTTGTACACCAACGCAGAACAGGCAAAACAAGACCAAATATAAAAACAACAAATCTGGCTTTAAGGGTGTCCATTTCGAATCCTCTCCACGGATTAAAAGACCATGGAGAGCAAGGATTGTTGTTAATAAAAAGGCTATCAGCTTGGGAAACTTTATGACCAAGCGTGAGGCCCATGAGGCCTATCAAGAAGCAGCCAAAAAATACTTTGGCGAATTCAACAGGTCATAACTTCAGGCCGCAGATATCACTTTCAGATGCCACGTAGCTATCAGAGTCTGACGGCCTTTTTCCTACAAACACACAGCACCCCGGACCCGGAGGTGTGGAAATGCAACGTATGAACCCAACAGATGGACACAACCTGCCGTACTGGTGGTCAACCGCTCTTGGGGTATTCTCCTTGCTCAGTTTACAGGACTACGTTTTTATTCTTGGTGCGCTGATATCTGCGTACTTCACGATAAAGACCTATTACGCGAAGCGGAAAGAAGAGCGGGAACGCCTCGAAGAAGAAAAGAAACGTACTCAGCTACTTGCCACCTACCTGGCTGAAGTCGGACAAAAACCCCACTCCGATCGCCCGGCTGCTGCTGAGGTGGTTACGGAGGCAATGCGGAGAGTCGCCAGTGGCGCAGTTGAAACTGAGTAAGAAGAGCGGCGCTGCCGGTATCGTTTGTTCGGTTGGTGCAATTATTGCGATTGTGTTGAATGCCGGACATGTCCGTACTAATGAGCGCGGTCTTGAACTGATTGGTAATGCCGAATCATGCCGTCGTGATCCGTATGTTTGCCCGGCTGGCGTTCTGACTGATGGCATAGGTAATACTCATGGTGTTAAGAGTGGCGTCAGGAAAACCGATGAGCAGATCGCCCGGGAATGGGAAATGAACATTCTCGAAGCTGAGAAGTGCGTTAACAGTTACGGCAACGGAAAGAAGCTCAGCGATGATACGTTCTCTGCTGTTACCTCGATCACGTTCAACGTCGGATGCTCAGCAATGAAGAAATCCACTATGTTCTCACTGCTGCGCGAAGGGCCGACAGCGTACGTTGCTGCATGCTCACAGTTCCCTCGCTGGGTGTATGCCGGAAAAACAGTTCTTCCCGGACTGGTAAAGCGCCGTGACGCCGAAATGAAGCTCTGCATGGACGGCCTGAGATGAGCCGCGTTGCTGCAATAATCTGTGCCGTCGTTGTCTGTTTGCTGGTATCACTTGGCTGGCTGGTAAACCACTACCGTGGAAACGCCATCACCTACAAAGACCAGCGCGATAAAGCCACTGAACAGCTCAGCCTGGCGAACGCCACCATCAAAGACATGCAGACACGGCAACGAGATGTTGCTGCACTGGATGCCAAATACACCGGAGAACTGGCAGATGCTAAAGCTGAAAATGATGCTCTGCAGCGCAAGCTTGATAATGGTGGTCGGGTGCTCGTCAAAGGCAAGTGTCCAGTGTCAGACTCAGCCAAAACCACCGGCTCCTCCGGCATGGGCAATGATGCCACCGTCGAACTCTCTGACGTTGCTGGACGAAACGTTCTCGGCATCAGAGCAGGAATCATCAGCGACCAAACATCACTGAGAGCGCTGCAGGAATACATCAACACGCAGTGCCTGAAGTGATTCGTCACCCATATAAGACAAACATAGCCTGGCTTCGGTCGGGCTTTTTTATACCTGAATTTCACCGCGCATCTCACGCGCATTTCAACGAGAGCCTTTCAGTAAGCGAGCCTGAGAACAGCCGTTATAGGTGGCGACCTCTCTCGGGCGGCTTTTCTGTGAGACAGGCTCACTTTCTAAAAGGTAAAAACGCTATGAATAATCCGTCAGTTATTCCGGCCTTCGATTTCCGCGAAATGGTCACGACACTCGACAACAAGATAATCACCACATCGCTAAAGGTGGCTAACTATTTTGGTAAACGACACAAAGACGTTCTGCGAGCGATCAGAAATCTTAAATGCTCCGATGATTTTACCCAGCGCAATTTTGCGCCCATTGATTTCATTGATAAAAATGGCGATGTTCAGCCGATGTATAACATCACCCGCGATGGATGCATGATGCTCGTGATGGGATTCACTGGCAAAACCGCCGCCGCAGTTAAGGAGTGTTACATCAATGCCTTTAACTGGATGGCTGAGCAACTTAGCAGAAGAGTTGCCATGGGCGAAGAAATGCAGCACCGCTATGCCATCAAAGAAACACGTTCGAAGCTGAAAGGCACGATTGGCAGCCGGTTGATGAACGAACGGAAGAAAGAGAAGCGCGTCCTGGCGCTTGAACATGAGCACATCATGCAGGTGACGCAGCCAGAACTCTTAATTCATGGCTAGTTGCATGAAATGAGTATTTCCACCGCGCCGTCCTGTCGCTGTCTCACCATCTTAACGAAGACCACGCCGCCATTGCGGGACATCCTCGTGCGAGTGGATGGGGTTAATCAATAACAGGGAATACCGCGATTTACCCGCTCAATACCGTATTCAACATTGCGGGGTTTACGCGCATAGCGGCTTGTCTGCGCCGTGGTAGAAGAAGCAGTTAATTTATAAGGTTCTGCAATGAGGAGTAGCCAGTGAAGCAAATCGGAAAACTCACGCTGACAATCGACATGAAAGAGCATGTAGCCCGCTCTCGTGAAGTGCTGGATGAAATACAGCGTCGCATTAATTCGATGGATCCTGGTATCACTGAAGATGATGCACTCAAATCTCTATTGCTTGATATCACCTATGACTACCTTGAGGCTGTCAAGTATATAAATAAAACGGAGTAACGAATGAGCAAACCGGACTGGGAGGCCATCGAATCGGCATACCGGGCCGGATCTTTGTCCATCCGCGCAATAGCAGATAAGCACGGCGTGAGTGATACCGCTATCCGTAAGAGAGCAACTCAGAACGGATGGCAGCGAGACCTTACAGAGCAGGTTCAAAAAGCCACTAGGCAGAAGCTTGTTCGCAATGAGGTTCGCAATGATGGTTCGCGCGAACATGTGCGAACTGATGAAGAGATCGTAAACGAAGCTGCTGATGAAGCGGCGGCTATAGTTCTTGAGCATCGTGTTGACTTGGCGCGTTGGCGGCGCATTGCTGGCAAGCTTGGTGACTTCCTCGATGATGTGGAGTTCACCGAAGAAAATCATGCATCACTTTCAAGGTCTCTGGTGGCAGGTGTCGACGCACAGATAAAGGTCATCAAGGCCGAGCGTGAAGCCTACAACATCGATACTGGTGACAAGAACAACGATACGGACAGCATCTCTGATCTGATGGATTCATTGTCTCAGGGGGCGTGATGAAACCTGAGCACCTTAAGCGGCTGGCTGATAAAGACTGGCGGCTTAACAATCTGTACTGGATCACCGACAAAGAGGGAAAGCCGACTCGCTTCAGGATGACGCCTGAGCAGCGGGAATACTTCGAGGGGATCCACACCCGCAACATCATCCTGAAAGCTCGCCAGCTCGGTTTCACGACTGAGGTGTGCATCATCCAGTTGGACGCGGCGATATTTGAGTCAGCCAAGTGCGCTTTGATCGCACACACGCTGACAGACGCAAAGCGCCTGTTCCGCGAAAAAGTGAAGTACGCATACGACAAACTACCAAGAGAAATCAGAGCTGCTAATCCGGCGAGCAATGACTCCGCCGGAGAACTGGTTTTCAAGAAGGGTGGCTCGCTATATGTCAGCACGTCATTCCGTGGGGGGACACTGCGTTACCTGCACGTTTCTGAGTTCGGGAAGATATGCGCCAAGTTTCCTCATAAAGCTCGTGAGATTGTCACCGGCGCGTTTGAGGCTGTATCTACTGGTTGTTTCGCTACTATCGAGAGCACGGCAGAGGGGCGGGCAGGTTACTTCTTTGATTACTGCCAGGCGGCAGAGAAAGCCTTACTGCAAGGAAAGCCACTTTCCGCACTGGACTGGAAGTTTTTCTTCTTCTCATGGTGGAAGAATCCACAGTACGCCATTGATCCGGTAGAGCCACTGCCCCAACGACTGGTTGATTACTTCGCTGAGATGGAGGCGAAGCACGGCGTAGTAGTCAACGAGCGCCAGAAAGCCTGGTACTACGCCAAAGAGAAAACACTCGGCGACGACATGAAGCGCGAATACCCGACCATTCCAGCCGAGGCGTTCCAGCAGTCGGTCGAGGGCGCGTACTACGCCAAGCAGTTCCGCTGGCTTTACACCAACAAGCGGATCGGCCAAATCCCTGATAACTCGCATCTCCCGGTGCACACGTTCTGGGATATAGGCGTGGGCGACTCCACGGCTATCTGGTTCGTTCGCGAGGTTGGCGAAGAGTTCCACATCATCGACTACTACGAAAACTCCGGCGAAGGCCTGAGGCACTACATGAAGGTGCTGAAGGACCGGGGGTATGAGTACGGCGAGCACTGGGGGCCGCACGACATCGAAAACCGCGAGTTTGCTGCTGATGCTAAGTCTCGTAAAGAATTAGCACGTGAAGGTTACGAAATCGACGGCAAGATGTATTCGATTAACTTTAAGGTTGTGCCAAAGACTGGTGTCGACACCGGGATTGAAGCAGTGCGTGAAATTCTCCCTTCATGCGTTTTCGACGAGGAAAAATGTGCCGAAGGCATATCTCACCTCGAAGGCTACCGCAAAGAGTGGGACGACAAGCGCGGATGCTGGAAAGACAAACCACTTCATGACTTCACCTCGCACGGCTCTGACGGCTTCCGTTACTTTGCAGTTGCGAAGCACAACCGCAAGCAGGTCGGCGCAGTATTCTTCTAAGGAGCATCGCCAGTGAGCGAAAACAATAACAGTCTTGAAATGGCTGTGAACAATCTCGCCACTGAAATGCGGCGAGCGAATTACCTGAATGCTATCGGCATCGGCGGAGGTAATACGAAGCGCCCGACGCTTTACCAGGAGTTTGGCTACCCGCGCACGATCACCTTCAACGACTTCTACAACATGTACCGCCGCAACGCCGCTGGCTTCGCTGTGGTTCATCGTCTGCTGGATGGTTGCTGGCAGGACTTGCCGACAATCGTTGATGGTGACGAAACGGAAGAGGCTAACGAGACCAATGAGTGGGAAAAGTCGGTCACTAAGCTGATGAAAAAACAGTGGGCGAAGATTAAAGATGCAGACCGTCGCAATATGGTCGGTCGATACTCTGCGCTACTCATCCAGGTAAAAGACAATCGTCAGTGGAGCGAGCCAGTTGACACCAGCGTTGTTAAGGTGTCTGGTGAGTCCGCTCTGGTCAAGTTGATTCCGGTTTGGGAGCCACAACTCACTGTCGCTGAGTGGGATAATAACCGCCTGTCAGAAACGTTCGGGCAGCCGCTGATGTTCAACTTCAACGAGCAGCCAGTTGGTGACGAAACGTTTATTGGTCCGACACGTGGAGAACCGGTACACCCGAGCCGTGTGATTCTGTTCTGCGAAGGTTCAGAGGACGACAACACGCTCTCCGGCATCCCGCTAATGGAGTCCGGTTATAACAAGCTGCTGGACATAGAGAAGATTTCCGGTGGTGGAGCTGAAGGTTTCCTGAAGAATGCCAGCCGTCAGATGTCGGCAGAGTTCGACAAAGAAACCGACATCAACCAGCTAAACCAGCAGGCTAAAGACGCTGGCTATAAAGACCTTGGCGAGGCGATGAATGATAAGTTCAACCGCCTGAACCGTGGGACTGATGCGGCAGCCGTAATGCAGGCTGGTAAGCTAAGCGTTCTGTCTGTTACGCCCGGCGACCCGGCCCCGACATGGACGGTAACCGCCAACGAACTGGCGGCCTCAGTTCAAATCCCGTTCACCATTCTGTTTGGTCAGCAGACCGGACGTCTGGCGAGCGACGAGGATAAAACTGACTGGGCAAACCGACGCAATCAGCGCCGTAACGGATTCCTGACTGACCGCATCACCGCTTTGCTTGAGCGATTCTGGACTATCGGCATCATCCCGCCGCCGACTAATGGAGAAGTGACAATACTCTGGGCTGACCTACTTGCCCCCGGCGAGAAGGAGAAGTTGGAGAACATGTCCACGATGGCTGATGTGGTTCAGAAAACGACAGGCATGTACGGCGGCGAACCTCCGGTGACGATTAACGAGCTTCGGGCAACTGCCGGGCTTGAGCCATTACCTGAACCGGAAACCCCGCCAGACCCAAACGAGAAGGTGACTACCGATGATCCGCTGGCCGATGACACTGGAACAGGCGGCAAAGGTCAGGACGCCGATAGTTCCGCGAAACAAAGTTGACCCCACTCGCTCATCAAAGCAAGTGCGCCAGATGTTCCGTGATATCGAGAACCGGTATCTCGGAATAAAGCGCACTTTGCGCGATGTGCTTGATACGTGGATGACTGGCACGGCGCGTGAGTCGAATAGCCAGAACTGGCATTTCCTTTGTCACGTTAACGGCGAAGACCCGACGCTGTATCAGGTCAACGCTGGCAAGTTCATCTATGACATGTCGGCGCAGCAGTTAGCTGACTTGCTCAACATCGTCCAGACGATTCTGGATGATTACCTGCTGGATGGCGGTGAGCAAAACCTGTGGGCGTTTGATTATGTCCAACAGGCGGCGCAGAGAGGGACGTTAGAGGCATTCAATAACCTCTCGCAGCAGTCTGATGTCTACGCCAGTCAGACGACTCTGCAGCAACTTCTGTCCAGCCCGGCATATCAGAACCAGATAGCCAGCGCATATCTCAGCACGTACAGCGACTGGAGGCTTGAGAGCGACCGGGCGCGTGGTGACCTTGCTAATATCATCGCTGATGCAGTAGCAAGGGGTGTAAATCCGCGTGAGACGGCGCAGGTAATCAGCAAGCGGCTCGACGTCAGTATGTCCCGCGCCAAGAATATGGCGCAGACTGAGCAGGTTGGCGCGTTGCGTCAGGCACAGTGGAACGAAACAGATTGGGCTGCCGATCGTTTAGGTCTGAATACCGGGCTTCTTTGGATATCTGCACTGAAGCCGTCGACCAGAAGTTGGCACGCTAGCAGGCACGGCAAGGTCTACACCACCGAAGAGGTGCGGGACTTCTACGCCGAGAGTGGCAACCGGTACAACTGCTATTGCAGCCAGATTCCGGTGCTGATTAACGATGACGGCAGCATATACAACCAAGGGCTGTCTGATAAGATGGCTAAAGAGCGCCAGCAATGGCAGCATGCTGAAGCCGCTTAATGTATAATCATCAGTGGCTAGGGTAGCTCCCGAAAAGCGGTATCGTCACCGCCTGCCACTGATAACATGACGAGCAACTTAGACGAGGTTGTAATGAAAAATGACTACACAATAGACCTTAAAGACGCCGAAAAAGCAGGCTCTGTTGATATTCTTAATGAAAAGCGCATTCAGGCCATTTCACAGCTACAACATGAAGAAGAAAGCGTTTATCGATCCGCCATTGCTAAAAGATTTGGTGAGTTTAACGATGAAAACGCAAAGAAATGCTCGTTACGAATGGCTGGCAGAATTAAGCAACTCATGTGCGGCGAAGATATTCTGTGTGAAGTGTATCCGTTTGAGCAACCAACTTTCCCCGGAGCAAGCGCAACGAACCAGATAACGCTTACGCTCAAGTACAGAATTTTTTAGTAATTAAAGTTACGAACCAAGGTCGCCTCGGCGGCCTTTTTTTATGTCTGAAATCCACCAATGATGAAACCAAATTGCAAATGCCCGGGCTGTGAGCGCAAGCGTAAAGGCTGGCCAGGGTATCAACCGTGCGCGGCGAAATCATCCGGCAAGGTACTACCACCACCAAAACAACGCTAAGAGGACGCAACGTGAAGCTATCCAGCATCCATGTTAAATCCCTCGCCATCAACGCCTCCAACATCTCAACGACCACCATCAACGGCCAGGAACACTACGTCATTCGTGGTGCGGTTCCGATCGTCGATTCTATAGTCATGAATGGTGGCTTGTACCCGGCTGAGGAGATTAACAACAGTTACCAGACGATGGAGCGCAAGTTAATGCCGATCGGTCATCCCATGGTGAACGGCAAATACGTCAGCGCAAATGACCCTCAAGCCCTAAACGATTATTACGCTGGGGCGTGGGCGCAGAACGTCAGCAAGTCCGGCGATCAGGTCGTCATGGACGTCTACATCAACAAATCGGTTGCAGAGACGAAGCCTGACGGTAAGCGCCTGATTAACCGCCTCGATGAGATGAACGACGGCACCAACACAGACCCGATTCACCTGTCTACCGGGCTGCTAACCAACAAAGAGAAGAAGTCTGGCGAGTCGAAGGGCAAGAAGTACAGCTGGATTGCCCGCAACATGCAGTTCGACCATATCGCCATTCTGCTGGACGAACCGGGAGCCGGTACGCCGGAGGAAGGGGTGGGCCTGTTCGTTAACGCAGACGGTCAGGAAAGCGACGTTGAAACCGCCAGCCTCATCGAAGCAGCCAACAGCCTTAAAGACGGCCTGCTGAACAAGGTGAAATTCTTCTTCACCCACAACTCAGGCGCCTCATTCGATGAAATCTACCAGATGCTGCGTGAAGCAATTCGCCCATCTACTGACAGTGGTGTTTATCGCTATGTCGTGACTGTCTGGCCTGACAAGTTCATCTACGAAGAGGGTAACAAACTCTTCCAGCAGAAATACCTCATCGACGACAACGCAGTAACGCTAGTCGGAGATGCAGCCGAAGTCGTGCGCAAACCAACTGAGTACGAAGTCAAAACCAACGGAGAAACAAACCCGATGAAAGAGAAGATGATCGCCGCGCTCAATGCCGCAGGCGTAACAACCGAGGGGCTGACCGACGATCAGGTCTGGGATGCCTATAACCAGCAGATGCAGAAGAAAGATGGCGGCGGTGACCCGGCAGGCGCACAAGTTAATGCCGATGCTATCACCGCGGCGGTAAATGCGGCTATCACCCCACTAACCGAGAAGATCGGACAACTGGAAACTCAGATTCAGGCTAACGCCGAGAAAGACATCAAAGCCAAACGCGATGCTGTAAAAGCGAAATTCTCGTTCATGACCGAAGCGGCGGTTAACTCCCTGTCCGGTGACGCGCTGAACGATATGTTCTCACAGTGCCAGACCTCAACCGGGCTGAACCCTGCATTCCAGGGTAACAGCGCACAAAGCGACATTCTCACCATGGAGGCACCTGAATAATGGCACTTGCACCTCGTTTCCATACCGTAATCGCTGGCCCGGCTCGCAAGAATGACCCACAGGTCATTGAGGCACTGATGGCGGCCGCAATCGCTCCCGGTTCTCTGGTCATGTTGGACAGCACCGGAAAACTGGCAGTTCATGATACCGCAGGCGGCCCCGGCGTTGCTCTGGCGCTCCAGCATAACTACATCGGTGGTGGTGATATTCGTGACGCGGTTCCCGCAGGCGACACTGGCGCGGCAATCATGTGCGAAGACGACGTTGATTACCACATGCTGGTCAAGGCTGGTGAAGTCCTGCTGGAGAACGAAGGGCTGACATCTGCTGGTGACGGCACGCTGGCTAAATCAACCACTCCGGCAACTGACAGCATCCTCTTCTATTCACGCGAGAAAATCACCGTTGGCTCTGAAGCGCAACTCGTGAAAGTCCGCAAATCAGGGAAAGCAACCGCATGAGCATGATCGTATTCAACAAGAAACTGGTTACCGAACATAACCAGATTAAGCAGGCGTGGAATCAGCTGTTGATGCAGCGCGAATCCTTTAACGTTAACCAGAACACATTGACCGCACAGTACGGTGGCGCTCTGGAAGCTAACCAGGCTGCAATCATCTCCCGTGATTACTGGCGAGAAGTGGATAACATCACCACCCGCGTATTCCGCAATGATGAAGGCAACGCCTTGTTGGATGACCTGCTTGGCCTAGGCACTCCAATCTCCATCGGCAAGACCGCAGCACTGTACCGTGTTTCCAGTGATGCTGGAAAGGTGCATCGCTCAATGACCGGGCATGTGCCGGAAGAGCTGGATAAAGTCATCTACGACGAAGCTGGTGACCCGATTCCGATCTTCAACACTGGCTACGGCCGTGAATGGCGTGAGTGGAGCGGCATGCAGTCCGAGAACCTCGACGCAATGGCTGATGATCAGGAAGCGCACGTAGCGGCAATTCGTTCTGACATGGCTGACTACATGCTGTCTGGCGATTCGAAAGTGAAGGTGAAGGGCTACGTCGGTGCAGGTATTACCAACCATGCCAACACCAACCAGGTTGATTTGAGTTCTGCTGGTCTGAATATCGACCTGACCACATCAACCCCGGATCAGACTGTCGCTTTCTTCACTGGCCCGTTCGCCAAACTGCTGGATGATAACTACGTTCAGGAGAAAGTTAAGTTGTGGGTGTCTCCTGACATCATGCGCAACCTGAACAAGCCGTATTCTGACGCTGCTGGCTTCAAAGAAGGCACTGTTCTGGAGTACATCCTGCGTTATGGTCGCATCGAATCTGTTAATCAGACCTTCAAGGTGACCGGGAACCACTTCATCGCCTACGTGCGCAACTCGCAGTACATCAAGACGCGCATCGCCGCGCCAGTCGGCTCATTCATGATCCCGCGCCAAAATCCGTTTGATAACTACAACACCCTGGTATGGGGTGCAGTAGGTCTGCAAATCAAGCGCGATTTCAACGGGCGCTCGAAAGTGTTCAACGCACAGGGTTAAGGGGCTTCGGCCCCTTTCTACAGGAGAAGGTATGAAACAGCTTAAAGTCGATAAGCGCGGCTGCTGGGGAATGATTAATGGCGTATTCCAGGAGATGCCAGTCGGTCACACTTTTGTAGCGGCTGATATTCCTCTGGCGTTTGCAGGTCGCGTTTCTGTCGTGTCTGATGTTGACGAGAAGGTGCTTGAAGTTGCCACTCAGGGCGACAATCCTGCGGAGCAGCCGGAAGCCTCTAAATCGAAGAAGGGTAAATAACCATGGCTGTAGTGCAGATAACCGCCGAGCAGGTTAAGCAGCAGTTGTCTGCGCTCGGCTATACCTCGGTTCCCGACTTCATGATTGATGCGTATCTCTGCAAGCTGGCGAGCATTGAGCCGTGTCTTATCGGCGCTGGTTATGACGATTGCGACATGATGCTGATTCAGGCCTACGCGGTGACGCTGATGGTGCTGACAGCATATACGCAGCGCATTAAGTCGCAGAGTGCTCCGTCCGGTGCGTCTCGCTCGTTTGATTACGGTGACAACGTGCTCAACATGCGTGATGCGTTGCTGGCGCTTGATACGTCAGGCTGCACATCGAGCCTGCCTATTGACGTTGGTCAACGAGTCGGCCTGTTCCTCGTCGTCGGAGGCTGCTGATGAGCTGGATTCCAGTAACTGAACGGCTTCCTCGTGCATTCTCTCGCGTGTGGGTGCAAACAGACACCGGAAAGCAGGTTACTGGCTACGTCAAATCGAGCGGCGAGTGGTTCATCAATTGCGAAGCGGTTCGTGTCAGCGGCGCGAAGGTGCTTAGGTGGAAGGAGTGACCTATGGCTAATTGCATCATGTCTAAAATTAGCGCTCTTAACGTGACTGTGCTTTACCGCGTTGATGGTGAAGTAAGGGTGTTTAGCGAATCCGTTACTTCACGGTTGGTCATTGAGCGCTATTTGAAGCTTGAGAGTGGCGAAACTTTTGGCTTGTTTGTTCCTGTGGGTAAAGGCCAACAAGTTAACGCGTTAAACATTGAGTGGTTCGAAATCGAGCGCGTTTCCGCGTCAAAGGAGTAGCAATTGTCTGCCACAGCTAACTGGAGTTACACCGCCAAAGCAACCATCTGGCGCAAACAGGCTGGCGGCAAGGACGAATATGGCGATCCGATAGACGGGTATGCAGCGCCGGAAGTCATCATGTGCGACTACGAAGGCGGCCTAAGCAAGCGCATCGCGAGCATCGGTGAGGAAATCGTAGTCAAGAACACGGTCTGGAGCGAGTATTCGCTGGCTGCTGCCGGTGATTACCTGCTTATTGGCGAGTCCACCAACTCCGACCCGGTATCCGCTGGCGCTGACGAGGTGAGACAGGTTATCCGCTATGCGGATACGTTTGACCGAGTGGCAGATGATTATGCCTTGATTACCGGGGTCTAATATGGGCGCGAAAGTTACCGGAGTTCAGCAGGCCGTATCAAACATGAACAAGCTCATTGACGATATTCAGGGGCGGAAAGCCGTTCGTGGAATGCAGTCAGCACTGTTGATTCTCGGTGTCGCATCAGCAAAAGAGGTTCCGGTTGATACCGCTACATTGGTTAACAGCCAGTTTAGGGAGATTGATTTCAACGGAACGCTGCTCACCGGGCGCATTGGTTACTCTGCGAATTACGCTGTTTATGTTCATGATGCGCCTGGAAAATATCTGAATACGCAAACAGACCGACCTGTAGGCCGTGGAGAAACTCCCGGCTCAAGAGGTGTTATATGGGGGCCGGGTGGCAACCCTAAATTCCTCTACTGGCCTGCACAGGATAATGAAGCCGATATGTTCAAGGCGTTCAAGAAGGAGATGGAGCTATGACGCCGCAGATGTATGAGCGCGTCCGCAACATGTTCGGCGATGCCGGGTTGACGGATGGGTTCACTGTTCAGCAGTTGATGTATGACGACCCCGGCAACCTCTCGACGCCAGTGATGGTGTTCCGTCCTAACGGCGGTACAGCAATCCGTAACGACCTCGGATCTGAATATCATGTTCTCGTAGACGTGATCGGCGCTAAAGACAAACGCCGCGATGCCGCTACGGCAGTGCAGACCATTATCGATTACGTCCAGGCTAACCCCACCGCTGACGAGTGCGTTGGCAGAATCGAAAACATGGGCAATGTCCCGGCTCCGGTGCTAACCGATGAGGGGCGAATCGTTTTCCGCCTGCAGTTCGCGTGCACTTACGGCGATTAACCGCCAAATCTCCAAAATCACCAACAAGGTCGCCATGTGCGGCCTTTTTTATACATAAAAGAGGTCAAAGATGGCTAATTGCCAAAACTCAAACGAACGCGTCTTTGGTTCGGCTACAGTGCTGGAACTGGCGTATGGATGCCCGGATGTTCGACCGGATGAAGACGATTGGCTGGCGCTGGGCGCGGGTACAAGTAAGGGTCTTGCATTCTCGCCTAACTCCGTATCCTCAGATGCTGACGACACTGGCGGCTGGGTAGAGAACATCATCACCAACGCTGATGGCACAGTGAGCTTTGAAGGCGAAGTGCGCAAGCACGACAAGCTCGATCAGTTCGGCTACGGCAACCTGGTCAAGTATTTCGCGGATGAAGTAGGAGCTAAGCACCAGCCTTCGCTGTGGGCGCGTTTGACTATCGGGCCGATCGAATTCAGTGGTTACATGGTAATCACCGACCTGACCCCGGCAGATGGCGGTAGTAACGACATCATCACGTTCTCAGTCGAGTTCAAAGTGTCTGATGGTACCACCGTCAAGGTTGAGAACCTCGACGCTCCGGCGCTGGCATTCACTACCGATCTGACCGCGACCAAATCCGTCACCACCGGTTCAGCGCTTACTCTGAACGTTGTCGTTACTGGTGGCGTATCACCGTACACCTACGTCTGGAAGAAAGACGGCACCACGGTATCCGGGCAAACCACAGCAACGTTCACCAAAGCAAGCGCGGCATCCGGTGACGCTGGCGTGTACACCTGCGTAGTTACCGACTCGGCAACCACTCCAGCAAGCATTACATCAACCGCCTGTACCGTTACGGTCAGCTAGCGGTTATTCCAAAGGGTGGCTATCGCTGCCCTTAACAATACCCGTTAACAGGATTGAATATGGCGCTTCCAGAAATTGGCGAGATTGGCATTAGCGATAGCCGGGAAGGTGGCGTGGACTACCTGCTACGACCGTCATTTGAGGCAATGTCACGCCTCGGAACTCCTGACGAAATCGTACAGACGTTTGCCATTCTGCACGGTAGCGAGGCAACAGACCTTATCACGAAGCTAGGCGGCAATATTCCGCTGTGGCTCTCATCGACAGTGCATCGCATATCTGACCGGGTGCTAACTGCGGCTATGCGAGTGCTTCAGGCATGTTGTGACGACGACCTGACACCAATGATCGGCGAGTGGAAAGGCTGGAGTAGATACATCGTCTATCGCCCGGGCCAGATGCCAAAGCAGGACATCATTATCCTCGCTCAGCAGCTTCTACAGCATGGAGTTTCCGGAAAAGCTAAAGTCCGCAAACTCCAGCGTCACGAAACAAATGAGACTACCGCAGAATTCCGTGTCGTCGACTACATCGTCGCGGCACAAACCCACTTCGGAATGAGCACCGATGAAGCCTCGCAACTGACGATGACGAAATTCCAGATGCTTCTCGCGGCGAAATACCACGACCAGAAAGGATTTACGCGCGACGAGTACGACGCCGTTGCCGACAACTTCATTAAGCGGCAGGAAGCGCGGCGAGCGAGAGCAAAGAAAAAACAACAGGCATGATGCGCTGCGGAGATTGTAATGGCACAAGAAGAAAATGTCGGCAGCATCGTCTACACAATTGATGCTGATGTTGCTCCGCTATTAAAAGGTGGGCAGCAGGCCAACGCGGTGCTGGCTGAAATAGAGGCTTCTCTCGACGCTAACATAGCGCAGTTCAAGAAGATGGATACGCAGGTTTCTGCGACCGCGCAGGCTGTCAGTCAGTCAACGCGTAGCTTTGGCGGATTGCAGAACGCCTTGCGCCAGAGTGGCTATCAGGTGCAGGACTTTATCGTTCAGGTGCAGGGTGGGCAATCAGCACTCGTCGCACTTAGCCAGCAGGGTTCTCAGTTGCTTGGCGTGTTTGGTGCTGGCGGTGCAGTAGCTGGTGCGCTGCTAACTATCGGTACGGTCATTGTCGGATCGCTAATTGCTGGCATGGACAATGCCACCATGTCGACCAAGGCGCTAACAGAAGCACAGAAGCGATTGGCTGATATCTTCCAGGTGTCAGCGAATGGTGTTGTTGTCCTGTCCGACAAGTTCGCCAAACTAGCGGAAACCAGCGAAAACGCAGCCCGCGCTCAGTTGACGATGGCGCTTATTGATGCGAATAACATCATTAAGGACTCAGTGCAGAGCGTTACCAAGCTCGGTGACGCGCTGGGAACATGGAAAGCGCCACTGTCTGCGGCGATCAGCCAGATGGACACTCTGACGGCTAAAGGAGTTAACGTTAGCGAGGCGCTCAAGGATTTAGGTGGCACATATCAGGGGAACATTGTCGGCCTGAACCAGTTAAATCAGGCCGTAAATAATATCTCTGAATCGTTCGGAATCAGTGCTGATGACGCTCTTAAACTGGTTCAGGCGCTGGCAGCAGTTAGACAGAACGCCAATCCTGACAGTATCGCAGCATTGCGTGATGTCACTGTCGATCTCAGCCAGAAATATGGATATGCAAACAAAGCACTCTCAGAATTTACCGGGGAAATCGGTAAGTATTCACAAAAAGCAGATCAGGCAGCAGAGTCTACCAGGCTTGCAACTGAAATGTTGCAGGGTCATAAGGTAGCTTCAGAAGCAGATACTGAGGCGCTCGCACAAAACACTCAGCGTCTGCAAACTTACATCCAGATGATAAAGGATGAAGGTGCGACTATCGCCATGACTGCCCGCCAGAAAGCTCTGTATCGCGCAGAACAGATGGGTGCCAGCGAGGAAGATAAGAAGGCGATAAACACCTCTTTCGATAAGATAGAGGCTTATAAGGCCGAACAAAAGGCACAAAAAGAATCTGCTACCGCCATTAAGAAGTCAAACTCCACCGCCGCCAGTCAGGCGAAAAGAGCTGAAAGCCAACAAGAGTCAATCGCACAAAAACTTGAGCAGTTGCGCCAAAAGTCTGAGCTATCCGCAGACTCAATGAAAGAGCTTAGCCGTGAGCAATCCATCCTTTCCGCTCAGCTATCGCTTGGGTCGTCAGCAACAAAAGAGCAGATCGCGTTAGCCGGTCAATATGCCGCCAAGGCGTACGACAATGCGGCAGCGATAAAGGCCCAGCAGAAAGCAGAGAAAGAGCGACAGGAGACTGAGAAGTCCTATAAGCAGGTGCAAAGCAGCGCTTCACCTGTAGCCGCCATAGACAATCAATTCCAGAAGCAGATCGCCGATCTCAATTCCTATGCTGCGTTATACCCGCAAAAAATAGAAGAGGTTGAAGCGCTAAGGGCGTCAATAGAGGATAAATATCGTCAGCAGCGCGAAGCGGCAATGTGGCAAGAGTTTTCTCAGATGAATGCCGGAACTAAGGCTGTTGCGGCTGCGATGGATTCTCTCGGTTCAACAGCCAGTAATGCTATTACAGGGGTGATAACTGGCTCGACAGAACTCGATGACGCCCTCCGTTCTATCGGCATGACCGTCCTGAACAGCGCGGTTAACTCTTTCGTGCAGATGGGCCTCGAGTGGGTTAAGTCGGCAATCATGGGGCAGACGGCAACCACTACAGCGGTGGCCGCATCAACTGCGGCTCAGACTGCGGGCATAGCAACAACAACAGCAGCGTCAACCACGGCGGCTGTAGCAACAGCATCCGCATGGACACCCGCTGCAATCCTGTCGTCAGTGGCATCGTTTGGTGGCGCGGTGGCTATAGGTGTTGGTGCGCTGGCCGGGATTACGGCGCTATCAGGTAAGCGTAAAAACGGTGGGCCGGTTTCTGCGGGTGGTTTGTACCAGGTTGGCGAAGGCGGTGCTCCGGAGATATTCAAAGCCAGCAACGGGAATCAGTACATGATCCCCGGCGATAACGGTTCTGTTATCTCTAACCGTGCGATGAATCGCGGCGGTGGTGGAGGTGGCGGCGGCAACGTCCCGATCGTCAACAACTATGTCATCAATCAGTCCACCAACGCTCAGGCCACAACGACATCAAGCACTGACGGTAACGGCAACGTCACTATTCAGACCATTGTTTCTGATATTGAAGAAGGCGGAGCTATCAGTCAGGCCATCAGCCGTAACTTTGCCACCAACCGCCGCGCAACGGAGTAAACATGTCTGCTATTCCATATCCTGACTGGCTTCCTCTTTCGCAGAAGGCCAGCAAAGCCATGTCTTTTCAGGTTCCGTTTCGCGAAGACCAGCCAGCAGTCGGATCCCCTATATACGAAATTCTGACAACGGATATCGCCACTACATGGACGTTAACGTGGATTTTCACGAGGGTGCAGGAGAGGGCGTTTCAGCAATGGCTGCTCAGTCCTAACTACCTGAACAAAGGAATCAACTGGTTCACGATGCTCGTTGACCTCGGAGGGAGCGGTCTGCAACAGCAGGAGCTGCACTTCACCAGTGACGGATTCCCGAAACAGTCATCAATCGACGGAGGCGCGGTAACGTGGACCGGAATTGTCATTGCTCGTCAACTCTACAACTCAGACGACGACTACGACGACATTATCGTTGAGCTGCCACCGCCGTGGTACACGTTCCTCGACATTATCGTGACGGGTTATCCGGACGACCGTGATCCGGAGAGTTTGCCGAGGGTGCCATAATGCCAACATTACGCGAGTTCAAGAGCAAGCGCCCGGCGCGAAAGCTCTACGACACGGTGACGTTTTATCACTCCACTTTTGGCTATATCCGTCTCGTCGGTAATGAGATGGAGCCGCAGGTGTTGGGTGGCGAAACTTACCAACCAGTCCGTCTCGACGTCACACAAAGCCAGCAGAGCAACACACCAGTAATCAACACCACACTGAAGTTTGCGCGGCTTGCTGTCGATTTCAAGCAGGCGCTGAAGAAGTGGGTTGGCGCGTCACGTATTGAGGCGATTCAGGCGACGTACACGCGGTTCGATTCTGCTGACCGCGACACACCGCTCAAGCCGTACATGCTTTATGTGTCAAACGTCGATATGGACGCCAGCGACGTAACGGTGACGATTAGCATCAAGAACCCAATCAAAGGCAATGTCGCCGTTCTCTACGATATCGACCTGTTTCCGGGACTTCGAAATGTCTGAAGATGACTTTATCAAGCTGATGTTCGGCAAGCCGTACGTTGATCGCCGCTGTTCAACTGATGCTGTCGACTGCTGGGGATTGGTTGCGATCTATTATCGCCTTGTCCACGGAATCAATATCCACCACACCGACGACTACGGAAGCGGCAGTGACTTCGCCACCTGTTACCACTCAGAGGTCGACTTCTGGCAGCGGCATGACCAGCCAGTACCGGGAGGAATATTCGTCGCGTATCGCGGCACTGTACCGGTTCACGTCGGCCTTGTTATCGATGACCACACCATCTTCCACGCGCGCGAAAAAACGTCTGTACGATTCGACAAACTGCGCACATTAGAACGGCTATCAACCAAAGTGGAGTTTTTAACGTATGCCGGTGATTCACGTTCAAAGGATGCCGGGAGCGCCACGGCAGACGGGCATTGTTCCGGAGGGAACGAACCTTTTTAAATGGCTGCAATGCGCCGACTTACCAGGTGATTTCAAAGTTTCAGTGAATGGGCGATTTATCGGTGAAGATGAAGAAATATCGCGGAAATTAGCTGAAAATGACGTGGTGAATATTTTCTGTCAACCCGCTGGTTTTGTCGGTGATTTATTCGAAGCGATCCTGAAGCCCGTACAGCAAATTTTCTCCTTCCTTCTGCCAAAGCCATCAATCCCCAGCGTGGGAGACAGCAACGCCAAGACCTCACCCAACAATAGCCTCAAAGCGCAAACCAATACGGCCCGTAACGGGGAGGCGAGGCCTGACAACTTTGGTCAGATCCGCTCTTTCCCTGACTTAATTCAGGAATCAGCGTTCGAGTATATCGACAACATTAAATACGTCACTGAATGGATGGATTTCGGGCTAGGAAACTATGACGTCAGCTCAGTTCGTTACTCTGAATCAAATCTCGGATCGCTGGCTGGCGCGTCATACGAAATTTATCAGCCAGGTGAGACTATCGGCACGATGTATATGCCGTATGCGTTTGATGATGTGGACGGGCAAGAGGTATATGGCAAGAATGAGCTGAATGAGGACGACCCGCCGGTAGTCATTGAAGAGGCAACTACCAGTACGGTAACGTCTACTACGTTCGTTAACGGTGAACTGGTAGTACAAATACCAAAAGACGACGATTTCGACTATTTCGTCGATCTGGCATTTCCGCATGCCGTGTCGTTCGACCTGAATATCACCTATAACACGACATCCGGACCGGTAACTGAGATGGTAACGCTGGCCGGCAACCTCATAGACGCAGAGGAAACAAACGACGGACTGACGCCACCAGTCGAATACTGGTACACATTCAATATCAACAGCATCAATTATAACGGTTCTCCGATCACGACGCTGGACGGAGTTACTATCGGTTCTGACCTGTTTACTATCCGCGATAACCAACCTCTCGTATCTGGCCCGTATTTCTCGCCTGTGGACGGAGATCAGTTGTGGATACACACGCAGGCCGCGTTGAACAACGACAACACCGCCAATTTTACGATTCAGTGGTACAAGCTGGATGATGACAACAATCAGGTGCCTGGTACCGTTGAATCAGTGGATATCACGTCAACCAACCCTAACGACGGTTACGACACCCGCTACCTGACGACGAAAGTCACTCCGGCGGCGGGAACCGGTCGCTACGCTGTCAGTGTCTGGCGTAACGACAACTCCAGCGACGAAAACACGCTCAAACTGGAAGAGGTTCATTCTGTTGTCACGAGAACCAACGTTGTCTATCCGGATGACTGCATTGTAATGGTTCAGGTACGAGCAACCGAAAACGCCACTGGCAGCCGTGACAGGAAATACAACGCCCTGGTCACTAGATACGTGATCGGCTACGACCGCACCACAAAGACGGTGCGTTACGACGTTTCTCCATCACGTTCTTTTGCCGATAGTGTGCTGCATAACTGGCTAATAACCGGAGAGCAGCCGGAGACCACCATCGATATTGCTGGCCTGTACGCGATAGCCGACTCGCTGCCAGATGAGCGCCTTGGGTACTTCGACTACACGTTTGACGATGAAGATATTTCCCTTGGTGAGCGCATTCAGAAAATCTGTGATGCGTCCCGGGTGACCTGTTACTGGGATGACGGCGTCCTGTCGTTTGTCCGTGACGAAAAGCGTGATTACCCGGCGACGGTGTTCAACACCCGCAACATGTCAGCAGACGGCTACAAGCTTTCGTACGACATGACGCTGCCAGGTAGTTTTGACGGCGTCGATGTGCAGTACAAAGATCCTGACACCAATAAGCAGGTCCATATTTACTACCGCATCACGGATACAGGTATTGAGAACAACGTGCCGTCGAAGCCGAAGAAATTCGATATGACATATGTCCGCAACCGATACCAGGCAGAAGACAGGGCCATGCTTGAGTGTATGCGCCTGATGTACTCGCGTAGGAGCATGGAAATAAAAGCGCTGGCTGACGGGGAATGGGTGAACGTCGGAGACATGATTCAGGTTATCGACATTTACGACTCAAACCAGCAGAACGGCTATATCACGCAGCGCAGCGGAAACACGTTTTACACCAGCGAGCGTTTGCAGCTTAACGGTGGCGAGTACGTCGTCATCACTGATGACCTTGGCAATGTGTCTGAACGTCTGCCAGTAAAGCAGATGGGGGACAAATCGTTTACCTGTGCATTACCTGACAGTTTCGTGCTCAACCTGTTCGACGGCGTAACAGTGCAGTCACAGTCGCGCTATGCCATCGCACTTGAAGAAGAACTCGACACAACTCTCTGGGTAATTAGCCAGAAGCAGCCAGCAAACGACGGTACCACATCTCTGACCATGTCCGAGTACAGCGACGACATCTACGCGTACACCGTCCCGGCATCCTGACATCAACTAACTCAACCATAACCCGGCCACCGCGCCGGGTTTTTAATGGGAAAATTATGAGCACTACACCATCTAACCTGCCTGTACCGAGTGAAAAACCGCAAGATCTGAAATTCAACGCGGGGAAAATTGATGAGTTTGTCACCTCAATGGCTAAGCAATATATCGACCGTTTTGGCCAGGCTCACTACACCATCGAGGGTCTTCGTTGGGTAGCGCAGCAGGCCATCGCCGCATTTGGCTATATTACGCTGGATAGTTTCGAAGACGGAAACACACTGACATTGCCAAATCAGGTTCTGCGCCTTGAGTCTACCGGTGAATACTATCGCTGGGATGGAATCCTACCAAAAATAGTACCAGCTAACTCGACACCTGAAACTACTGGGGGGATCGGTTCCGGTGCCTGGTTAAGTGTCGGTGATGCAACATTCAGACAAGAGGCTAATAAAAAATTCAAATATTCAGTTAAATTATCAGACTTTACAACGCTGCAAGATGCAGCGAACTCCGCAGTAGATGGTCTACTTATCGATACTGATTATAATTTTTACGATGGTGAGAGCATAGATTTTGGCGGAAAAACTATAACCATCGACTGTAAAGCTAAGTTTATCGGAGATGGTATGCTAGTTTTGAATAGTTTGGGTTCTGGTTCAGTAATTAATAATCCGCACATGCATACTAAAACCACGCCTTATACTGTTTACCGATTCGATGCAAACGGTAATTGGGTTACAGATCCAACACAAGTTCTGGCATCTGTTCAGCAGCGTTTAGATGTTGGGTATAAGCCAAACATTAACGATTTAGATATTTGGGATGACCTTCCTGATAATGTAAAAAATCAGGTTGCTGGTGCGACTTTGCGAATAATTAGCGGAGATAACATCATCTTAGATAATCCTGAAGCTACATTTGGGGGCTATCTATTCACACTCTGTAATCGCATTCTCGTAAAAAATCCACGTAATTTTATTGCTTGGGAGTCTGGTATTACTTTCGAGAACCATCAAACAACAGAATGGGGTACTGGTAACTGGGTGGTCGGTGGTGAGATAAAATACGGATCTGGTTCTGCTGTTTTATTTATCAGAAATGATGGTGGAGATGATCATGATGGAGGGGTAAGGGATTTAATATCCTATCGCGTTGGTGAATCTGGCATTAAAACATATCAAAATGAAATAGGTGGACGTTCGGCAAGAAACTACCGTTTAATATTTGATAATATAACTACAATCCAGTGTTATTATGACGGGATTGATGTTAATGCTGATACTGGATCACCTGCGGAACGTGTAGATGACTATTCTTTGGCTGATTACCCTTGGTTTCAGCTACCCACAAAACACATAATTCGTAACATTATTACTCGTGATTGCATGGGCATTGGTGCGTGGTGGGATGGTCAGACAAATATTATTGATAACGTTGTTACCTATGAAGCACATAAAGAAGGGATGTTTGACAGGGGAACTAACAATGATATCACCAATATAACAGTAATTGGGGCAAATAAAGACCTTACTAACTTAAACCAGATTGTTTGTGAGGGTGGGAGTCGTTTAAGAGGAGTAATGGTACATGCATATACCACGCAAGGATATGCGGTATACGCGCCTTCTTCAGAAATTAGCAATGTTTCATGTGCTGGCTCAGGTACTAAGCTAATACTTTGTACATACATTGGTGATATCCAAGGTGGTAATATTAATGTACAGCACAATGAAAATCAGATGACTCTGGCTATGCGTCCAGCAATGGGTGGTACAACAAACCCATCATTGCTTATGACAGCAGATTGCCAGGTTGCAATGCCTGGAGGTGAGGCAAGCATTGTCCACTTATCTGCAATTCAAGATGGCGAAAGAGTAGCAGAAATGCAACTTAACCGTCTTGGATACAAACATATGAGTATTCCAGCTTCGCCGTCTCAGTTACCTGAAGGCGCATTAGAATTTAATTCTTCTGTAGGTTTTTTCTTTGGCTCAGATGGCGAACTACGACTTCTTGCCAAGAAACCTGATGGGACATTTGCAACATACAGTATGTAGAAATCCCTGCTACCAGTTATCCATTGGTAACTGGTAGCATTAATTATACATGAATGTTATTTAATTATTTCAGTAACATTCTCATTTGTCCTCACTCCTGTTCTGACGTCCCATGTTCCAGATGTAATTGATTCTAATTCATTTGAATCTATGCCGTTAATCGCCCGCCCGGAAAGCCATCTTCCGTCTATTTGGAATGTCTTCTTGTCGACATCTGCATTTATAATTTTTCCATCCTTTGTTTTAAAGCTAATGAACATCGCTGTATTCTCATCAAGAGAATCAGCAGGA